GCTTCTTTTGCTAGTTTCTGAAAGTAATCCAAACTATCATCACTCTCAGTAGAAGTTGTTTTGACAACATTGTCTACATAAGACTTGTCATCTCCGTCAACTTCTGTCTTAGGAAGTTCTACATCTTCGGCAGAACTTGTTGTTGATTGAGTTCCACTTAGAACATCGTCAAGACGATTTTTGAGTTCATCATAAGTCTTAAAGTTAGATGGTGCAGTAAACTCTTTTAAAGAGTATTCTGTCTTCCAAACCTTATCTAATTCGGAATCATCTTCGTTTAATTTTGATGGACTATCAAACTCTGACTTGTCGTAGTTCCAATATCCGTCAACCTTTCTGATTTTCAATTTGAAGTTTGCACCTTCCCAGAAATCAAATGGATTTACTGGAGTTTCATCTTCAAACTGAGGTTGCAAAGCTTCCATCAATTTATCATAAATCTTCTTACCATATCTGAATAAGAAAACTTTACCTTCATTTTCTGGGTGCTTTGGGTCAGACACTACATATATGTTTGAGTAGTATTGTAGTTTTCTCTTTTGTTTTCTAGCGATTTCTTTATCACTTTCAACACCAGAGTTCCACAGTTTAGAATTATATTCTGAAACTGGGTCTTTTTGATTTAATGTAGTTAATGAGTTTTCAATGTACCACTTACCAGTTGGCCCTTGAAATGCATGATTCCAAAGTTTTGCCCAAGGCATATCTTCACCATCTGGTGCAGGCAGAAAACGAATAACTGCATAACCATTACCAGACTTATCTAGTTCTGGTTTCCACAATCTCTCGTCTACATATGATTGTTTTTCTACTGGTGCGTTTTCTGATTCAACTGCAGCCAGTATTTTGTCTAAAGAATTAGACTTTTTTAAAGTATCTAATGACATATTATATCTCCGTATGTTATTATATGCTATTTTATCTTCACTTAATCATAATATAATGTTATTTATACAACCAACCTACCCCACATATTTCCGTAGGTGATTGTTTTCACATTGTTATAGTCTGACCATTCTGGTATTTCAGAACCATCATCTATAACTCTGTAAAACTTTTTGTCTGGATATTTCTTAAAATTGTTTTGGTGTTGTTCTATCCAGTTCATAGGACTTACATATTTACAATCAGAAGTTATATAACAATCTGTATCTTTATATACATTGTTAACTTTACCTTCTCTTGGCATATCAAATCCTAACATATAGATGTTATCTGTATCTTTATTCTCTTCTATTGCAACTCTAACAGCAGTAGGGCCTGAACTCCAACCCATAAACTCACCATCAAAGAAAGTATCTAAATCTTCAACCTTATCATTTTCATCTACCCAAGTAATCCACAAACCAGCATTACCTAGTTTCTGTCTTACATCACCTTTCGGTAATCCTTTAAACTTTGTCAATATTTCTAATATTGCATCTTTAAATTTCTCTGGGTCTATTCCGTGACAAACTAATTGTGTTTTATTACCCTTTTCATTTTGGTGTAGAAACTTATCTACTGTGTCTAATTCTAAACTCTTTAGTTGTTCATTTAGTTGTTGCATACTTGATTGTTCTAATCCAGTATATTGCAACATCTCAAAGAATTGTTCTGGTAACAGTTTCCATTGTCTAAAATAACATTTGTTATTAGAACAATAACCAGATGAATATACCTCGTGCATCATAGCCCAATCAGTTGATATTAATCCATCTGGTTGGAAGTCTCTATAAAGTGCATTGCACCCATAAATCTTTCCCCATTGTCTAAATTGTTTTAAGTCATATCCATCTCTAGATTCACCATTACCAAGTACAAATACATTTTTAGGTTTATTCTTATCCACTACAAAATCCAATAAAGATAATTGTTGCATCACTCTGTATCAGAGGGTTTATCAAAATCATCATTGTACATAGTCTTTTTTTTAAATGCACGAATATTATCAACCTCATCTATGTCTTCTAGTTCATCATCTAGGTCACCTAAATGGTCACTATCTTCTTCAATTCTAGGTTCTGTTATTGATACTGAAATGTTCTCATAACCACAACCTTTTAAAAAGTTACTAAACTTTTCTTCAAGTTGTCCTAAATCATTATCTTCCATAACAACTTCAACTTCTACTCTCTCTTCAGAATCAAAATCTTCTTTTATTTCATTTGTTTTTATAAATGTAAATCTTTGTTCCACACCTATCTCCTAAAGTTTCTTCTGTTTTTAACAAAAGCTTGTTTGTTCATATCTTTAAGTCTATCTCTAAGTCCGTCATTATCTTTTTTTAAATATGCACAGTCTGTTGTTAGACTTTTTATTTTCTTTTCCATACCTTCAAATTTAGAACGATAAAAATCTCTTTCTCTTATTAAAGATTCGTTAGATTGTTTTTGTTCCATTTTTACTCCAAGTTAAGATTAATATTGTATGTGTTGTAGTTGTTTTGATACATTTCGTACATAGTCATCTCTGACCATATCGCCCTCGTGTATAAACATATCACAAGAACAATATGCACAATTTTTACCTTGTAATAAGAAATTTAAAACTGTATGTTTAAAGTTCTTCATATCCTCATCAAAAGGTTTTAATGGTAAAGTATCAATACCATTATTCTCTAAAATCAATATAGAATTAGTGATAAAAGAAGTTTGATTATCGTGTCCTAATTTCATATATTCAAGAAACTCATAATATTTTTGTGTATTTACATTGTATAAACTATACAGAAGTGAATACACAGTTCCTAATTGATGGTGCAATTCATCTGACTCAAATAGGTCAGCCACATCTGACACCAGACCCTCTGGTGTTATATCATTGATTGCACCTTTATCCCATAAAAAATTCCAATCACTTCTTAACATATATTCTAATAAGTCTCGTAATTTTTGTGGTTTACCATCATCTTGTATATAACTTTTCCTCTTACAGTTATAATCCATTTTAAAATAATACTGTTTATTTACTGCATCATAATTAATAACTTCTATCACATCAACTGACGACCTTCTAAAACCTCTTGAGTTACCACTTATAGTTTTTTCTTTTACACTACAAGCACCAATAAAATCTGGAAAAAAAGGTTGATATCTCTCTTGAAATATTCCTACTTTGTTTTTCCAACTTTTTCTACATACAGAGTATCCTAGATAAAATATATTTGTATTTTGTATCATATCAAATTCAGAATCATCTGTAATGTCTTTTTCTAGTAATTGATGATGAGAGTAAGGTATTCCTAAACCTTTATAATAATGTTGTTTACCTTTCCAAACTCTACCACCACAATGAGTTAAATCATCGTCTATTTCTAATCTATTTACCTCTGTACCTTGTGTATCGTATATTGATGTTATATGCATTACTTTTTATTTTTTATAAAATTAAGAACCTTCATTTTATACTCTGTTTGATTAATTGTCAATAGTGAATCGTAATTATTTAATTTGTTTCTGTGATTAGGCCATATGATATTTTCATTTATTTGTTTATCCCAATCTTTTTGATAGTTTACTAACTTGTTTAATATAATCATTGTTTCTATATTAATTCTTTGTGATAAATAATTTCTAAACAATATTGGGTGTTGTCCATTTTCAACAGTAAATAATTTATTAAAATCTGAAACTTGATTTAACAACAAGTTCATATCTTGTTCAAACATATATTTTAATGATTGATGTCTTTTCTTCCAATCTGTAAAGTTTCTGTCATTGAACTCACCGATATAACCTTTTTCATTTTTCAAAAAATTAGATACAAAAAAGTCTTGTGTATCATCTCCATACTTTCTTGCAACTTTACCAAAAAAGTGTTTATCTTTTCTTTTTAGATAACTAGATTTACTAGCTCTAGTTTTACCACCGTACTTTGTGAAATCATAATCTGAGTTGAAATGTGCTTTCAAACCCATATAAATTTTAAATGCATTAAAAGCGTCCATAATGTGTATCATACTGGTAGTTTACCCATTTTAGGTAAAAAGTTTAAATCTCTTGCGTTTGCTTCTATTTTATCTTTAAGTGGTTTCTGGATTAAACTAGTGATTGAATCTGGTTCTATTTCATTCTTGATACAATATTCTAGTATCGCATCCATATGTGTGATGTTTTTTTCTCTGACTTGAGATTCTATGTATATTGAAAATGATTTTGGTGTCATTATATATTCACAATCTAATAAAAAAAAGGGTGGTTTCAAACCTTAAAGGTATTATATACCACCCTTTATTCAATAAAATTACTTCTCAGCGCAAGCGTAAGAATTAATTTCTAGTCCTACTGAAATTTCAGTAATAATTGGTTTTGACCAAGCCATAGTTATTCTCCTAACTAGTATGGAGTGCTGGTTGCCTTGGGCCGCAGACCACTCATTATTATTATGGTGAGTATTCTGTTACTAGGAACTCACCTAACCCTATCCGATTAAGCTGCGAGAGCAAAATCTTGAGATGCAAAATTATCGTTTGCATTTATTGTGTTTGACCTATAAGGAAGTCAACCCATACTCTCCAATAACTCTTAAATATCTGTCAACCCTATTTCACCCCCTCATTAGGGGTTTTGGTGGAGGTGGAGGGTACTGCCCCCTCGTCCAGTCTATCTCCAAATTATTTTCATCAAGTATCTCTATATCTATAAATTACATTTCTGTAAGTTATATGAATAAACTGTTAATCATCATATACCAGTCTTTACGGTATTATAATACATATTTAACTCTTTGTCAAGTAGATGTAAATATTGATGTTTCTTTTTAACAAACTCTTGTACTGTACCATCTTCTGTAACCACTAATATAACTATTTGTTCTATCTCTTGTAATGTTCTTTCTTGATACATCTCTGCATATGCAGAGGCCTGTATGTAATAGTTTTCATTCCAACTATCTTCTCGTTCTTTGGTGCTTGTTTTAAAATCAATTACAGATAGAACTCCGTCCCATTCTGCAATACAATCTACTCTACCAGCGATTTTATAGAAGTTGTGCCATAATGTTTGTTCTTGACAATGCACTAATCCAATACATTCATCTAAATATGGTTTTAGTTGTGAGAACAAACAATAAGATAAAAACCTACCTTTTTTGTAATCATTCCAATCCTTGTTCTCATAACCATTATCTAAATACTTTTCACAATAATGGTGTACTTGAGTTCCTCTGGTTGCAGATTTTCTTGCAACATAGTTTGCAACATCTTCACCAACTCGTTCTCTC